TACGGGTCAACCGTATGGAGTTTCAGTTATTAGTTGGTGGTTTCACACCCTTAGTAAGTTAATCTTTGTTAATGTCGCTATTTTGGGTCGTGTAGACTCAAATGTAGACTTAGTTAAAGTTAATCTTGCTATGTTAAGCTAATACAGGCTTTTAAAGTTTTATCGATGTTTTTAGGTATCTAATAACCTACTTTGTGTATTAATAAAATTTGGCATTGCCATATATAAAAAAGAAATAAAAATTATATAGGAATGTAAAAAATCAAAACGATGGTCTCTAATGGTATTAGAATCCATGTCTTTGCCTAATACGCAAAGGAAACATCTACTCATCACCTATTTGTTAGGAGATGTAATGGCTGTAATCAACAGCCCACAATCAAATAAGGAAGTACCTATATTGTTTGTGTTTTTCGGTTGGCTACCGATATCTAGCCCCCTAGTTAGCTGGGAATATAATTAAAGCGCTAACCCTCAAATCCTACCCGGGACCTTAGGGTCACGGGGAGCCGTAGAGCCAATGGCACAGTTACTTTGAAAGAGCTTGCTCTTAGGTATGTGTTCGAAAGGAAATTATTCCGTAGTAGAAGTTGGCTTGACTTGTGAACAGAACAACCCAAATTTTTGGGTTCGTTAGTTCACTGGCTCGGATTTCTTTTTATTTATGAAATTCGACTTCAGTGTTTTACGAACTCTTAGCACTTTTGTGCTTTATAATCAAGGAGGAGAATACGTTTTCTCAACAAAATTACGTCGTAGGGAGGATTTTCATTCCTCAAAGAAAAATGAGAAGAGACATAAGAAGTGTTATCGGTGTAATAGACCCACTTTTGTATGTGAATGTAAAAAGGAAAAGAGGAAAAAACAGAGTACCTCACATTGTGATAAAAAATTTGATAGGAAATTACTTAAAAACCAAGGTGGGATGAAATATATCAACCAGTGTATGGGTGATATGTCAAGTTCTGTTACAGAAGAATCTTTGTCCCACTTGGAAGATATTCTGGCATTCGTCACTGCTATCTCTCAATCTGTGAGTGTGTCACAATTCGTGGCCATTTTAACATTATATGTTAAAACATATGTTAAGAAGAGTTTGGTATCCCGCATTACTTTGTTGTTGGTGGAGATACTAAACGGAGGGGCATTAGAAAATCAGTCCGGCTCAGACTTACCAATGTGGTTGGATATTATTAAACATGTTCAAACAAATTGGAAGAAAGTTGTTGAGAGTGCCTTTGCTCAAAATGTCGTCAGTTTTTTGGGGGCATTGTGCGCTATAGGACTTTGTGACAAGGCTAACTTTGCTTTGGATGTTAATGGACTTAAGTTATTTCTTTTACCACTACAAGATAAGCAGTCATCCAACACTTCCGATGCCCTTGCTACTCTGTTTGATACAGTAATATATTTTGTAGAAGGGGGTTATAGGTGCTTTCAATCAGGCAGTGTACTCCCTTTTATCTTGAGTGAAACAAGACTTACAGGTTTTGATAGAGAGTACTTTGACATAGTAGAATTAGCACCTTTAATGAAAGCCGGTAATATGGAAAAGCTAAAGAACATTTCAGAAAACGACTTTGATTTGAAATTATCGAAGACCATTGAGGAATGTGAGACTTTGTATAAAACATCAGTAGGCACATTCGAAAAGAGAGTGTTTTATGAGCGACTCATGAATTTGAGGCGAATAAGAGCCGATTTTTTGTCTATTCGAGCTGACGGTGGATTGCGCACGCGTCCTTATGCTTATTATGTACGAGGCCCATCGGGAGTAGGAAAATCAAGTGTTTCAGCAATATTAATGCGTATTGCACTTTTGTCTAGTGGATTTGATGCTAGTGATGAGCGCATAGTCAACTTAAATGAGGCTGATGCATACATGTCAAATTATCGTTCCTACATCAATGGTGTATATTGTGATGATATAGGAAACACAATGGCCCAATTCCTGGATAAGTCTCCAGTGGCCAAGGTGATTGATTTAATTAATAATGTCAAAAGCTATGCCGTGATGGCTGAGCTGGATCTTAAAGGCAAAGTCACCTTGGAGCCGAAATGTGTTGGAGCTACTTCCAATGTTCACTTGTCCGGTTTGGCTAATCAATTTTCCAATGAGCCGTATTCCATAATTTCACGATTTAATATCCAAGTAGAAGTTGTAGTTAAGCCTGCGTTCGCGACTAGCGATGGGCGTCTTGATCAAGACAAAGTATTCGCACATTATGGCGGGCATGTTCCTCCTATTCCTGATCTGTGGACATTGACGGTTTACAAGCCACACGATAAAGATGGGAATAGCTTTAAAAGGATTGTCATTCCTAATGTAACAACTTTGCCTCAATTGGTGGAATATGTAAGCATTTCTGCCCCCAAACATTTTGCTTTACAAACAGCTTTTTTGAATTCTGTTGAGAAGTTGGATGAAAAACTACAGATGTGTAACGACTGTAAGTTGCCAGCACAATTATGCAAGTGTAAATTAGCCAACCAAGTAGGAACTTTCAGTGTTTCTCATGTGTGGTTTAGTATAATGACTTTTGGCCCCTATTTGGATAATCAATGTTGGGCACTTGTCACTAAAATTTATGTGTGGGGAGTATTACTTTTCTCTCTGAAACAGTGCTGGTGGATACTAATGTGCTGTTTATGTTGCTTCGTATCTAGTCTAGTAATGCTACCAGGCATTGTTCTGCGTTTAGGATGTCTAGTATTGGCTGTGTTATCTTTGTTCACTTTTTGTGAATATAGAAGGCGAAAAGCTGTATCTCAAATAAATAGTGCGAGAGGTAGGATAAGCCTTTACTCCCATATTGTTTCCTCACATACCAAAAGAATCTTAGGTATTTCTACGGCTGTTTTTGTGTTATATCTCATCGCGAAGAAGTATGTGAAAATGGCCCAATTGAGAAACAGGGGTTTGTGTACCCAGGGTAATCTGGAACCTCAGAATGAGGAAGAGATACAAGAACGATTTAGTGAGAAGAATCCTTGGGCCAGTGCCCAGGTCTTAGCAAACAATAATTGTGCTACTGATACTATGACATTGAATCAGGTCACAAAGAAAGTTGAGACTAATTTGTGTTATGTTGAGTTTAGAAACTCAGGAGGTAAACTGTCATACTGCAATGCGCTATTTCTTAGCACCAATTTTATAGTTTTACCATACCATATGGTTCAAATCATGAATGACAATGTCGTCTTATCGTGTAGACGGCAAGGTATGAAAATCGGTAGCTATTTTCAGGTCATGATAGGCAAGAATAATGTTGCCCAGATTGATAACCAAGACTTGGCTGTCATCTATGTCCTCGGAGGACCTAGTTTTAAAGACATCAGACCTTATTTGACTAATGTTGAGAAGGAGTATCGCCAAGTTTCGTTACTATACAAGTATGAAAATGGAGATTTGCTCACAGATTCAGTAGTTGCCCGTAAGGAAGTCGTAATCAATCGCTTTGGCCCATCACGAGGGTATGAATATAATTATGATAAGGGAACTTTTCCTGGCATGTGTGGATGTGTATTAATCAGTGAAGCAAAGCCCCATAGTGTCCTTGCCATTCATGTGGGTGGAAAGGGAGTCCGAGGTGGAGCTGTTTCTTTGAATAAAGACTTAATAAGTTGCGCATGTGAGAGACTCCTGGTCGTGATTGGAAATGTAGAGTTACATTCAGAAGGGGAGAGGATGACCAACCAATATGGTTGTGATTTCATGATCTCCGATGAAATTCACGAGAAAAGTCCTTTGTTCTTCTTGGAAAAGGAACCAAAGTTGAATGTGTTTGGTACTGTTATAGGGAGGGCATCTCCATCCACTAAAGTGGAAAGTACTCTGATATCCGCGTATGTTGAAGAAATTTGTGGAGTCAAAAATCTATGGGGAGCCCCACAGTTTGGTCCTCCATATTGGAAACCATGGCGTGACACTATGATTCACCTGGCTGACCCTGTTGTAGGCCTTCCCCCGCGTCTTGTGCATAAAGCATGTGAAGATTTCCTCCAACCACTGTTGCCACTAATTTGTGGTAAAGTACAGAACCGCATGCGTCCTTTAACAAACGATGAAAATGTATGTGGGAGGAATGGAGAGCGTTTCATAGATGCGATAAAGGCCAACACTTCGGTCGGTTTTCCGTTAAGTGGTAAGAAAAGTAAATATATGACCGACCCTATAACGACAGAAGAATATCAGGACTATCGAGTGTTGGATGATATGTTCTGGGATGAAGTGGGGAAAATGGAGGCTGCATATTTAGATGGTAATCGCTGCTATCCAATTTTCAAAGCCGCTTTAAAAGACGAGCCCACGAAACTGGAGAAGGAGAAAGTGCGAGTATTTCAAGCTGCTCCTTTAGCTTTTCAGCTATTAGTTCGGAAGTACTTTCTCCCTATAGGTCAATTTTTGTCCACTTTTCCGATTGTATCCGAGTGTGCAGTTGGAGTTAATGCGCATGGACCTGAATGGGACCAGTTGGCAAAAGCTATGCGTAAATTTGGAGACAATAGGATATTTGCGGGAGATTATAGCAAATATGATTTACGGTTGCCTATGCAACTTACAGTGGCTGCCCTGGATATTATGTTACAGATAGCCAAATCTTCAGGCAATTATTCAGCCGAAGACTTAAAAATAATGCATGGCATAATATCTGATTTGGTGTGTCCTCAAATGGCATATCATGGCGATTTGATAGAAGTTTATGGATCTAATCCGTCGGGTCAGAATATGACCGTTTATGTCAATTCATTGGCTAATTCTTTGATATTGCGGTGTGCTTACTTTGCATTACACAATTCCTGGTTCTACCATTGTCCGGCTTTTCGTGAGTCTGTTTCCGTCATTACATATGGAGATGATGTCAAAGGCTCAGTGTCAAGAAAGTGTACGCACTTCGACCACTGCAAGGTTGCAGAATGGTTAAAACAATATGACATCGTATTTACTATGCCTGACAAAAACTCCGAACCTATCCCGTTTATGGAAGACTCTGATGCAGATTTTCTTAAGCGTAAGAATAAGTTTAGCCCCGAACTGGGTATGTTTGTTGGTATGCTTGACGAAATGTCCATTTTTAAAAGTTTACATTGTATAATGCATTCCAAGGATGTAACCAATCGTGAAATCTGTGCGATGAATATTGGAGCTGCGCTTAGGGAATGGTTTTTCTTTGGTCGCGAGAAATATGAACAGCGCCGGGGTCAAATGCGTGAAGTGTGTACTAGAGCAAAATTGTGCTGTCCAGAAATCGATTGTTCTTTCGATGATATGCTGCAAAAGCATATTGAAAAGTACAAACTATCTTTCCCTTCCACTAGGGTGTTTTAGTTAAACAGTGAAAAGGTGGTATGTGTAATTGGATACCATACATTATTTAGAATTTATACAACCTTATTCTGTATAGGCTTTGCGCATAGTCATTTGATTCCTATTTAGGAATGGTTGACAACCAGTTTTGTATATATATATAGTAGATTTGAACGTAACTACTATACGAAAATTTGTGTGTTCACTAATTGTTTTTATTATCTTAAAAATGGTACTTGTTTCGGAGCAAAGGAAATGAGTGACCTTAAAGTGCTTTGCTATTTTTGTCTTCGTGGATACGAAGACTGCGATTGTCTTGACAATCAATCGGGGGAAAAGATGTCCTTATATAATATTGAGCAGACATCTCAGAGTCGTGTTCAACAAACTGGCGTTTTTGTTGATGATTCCCAGCAGATGTTGGTATCTATGCAAAAGGAGGAAGATCCGTCCTTTTATGCCACCACGTCAAATGATGACTCACTAGGGGCTTTTTTGGCACGGCCAGTCCAAATAGCATCAGTTAGTTGGGCTACTACAGACCCTTCGTTTTCTTTCGGTCTTAACCCGTGGCAGGCGTTCTTTGAGAGCACATCATCTATACGTGCTAAGACAGAACACTATCATAACCTTAAAGCTGATTTGCATATTAAAATAGTGTTAAATGGAAATGCTTTCCATTATGGCAGAGTAGTAGCTTCCTATACGCCGTATTTTGCGCATACGGATTTTCCTACTATTCCGCCTACAGGTTTCCAACAGTCTCTCGTGAATTATACCTCCAGACCGCATGTTATTTTGGATCCTGCAACATCTCAAGGGGCAGAAATGATCTTACCTTTTATATATCCACATAATGCGGTACCGATTGCTAAAGCGTCGGCATGGGATTCATTTGGTGAACTTTCTTTGGTCCAGCTTTCGCGACTAAAACATGCAAATGGAGCTACAGATTCAGTGACGATATCTGTTTTTGCGTGGGCAGAGAACGTGTCATTGACTGTCCCTACGTCCGTGGTTAATTATTCCCAGCTTGACGAGCCGGATGTGCCAGATGTTCCAGACCTGGAGAATCAATCCGGTATAAAGGATGAATATTCTGTTAAGCCTTCATCCATACTATCCACCGCAGGTGCAGTCTTGGGCTCTATGGTGAAGGTGCCCGCTATTGCTCCATATGCTAGAGTATCTTCTGTAGTCCTGAACTCGTTGGGCAACGTTGCTGCTGCTTTTGGCTATTCTCGGCCTGTTGATACTGAGACGTCCACTCGAGTTATACGATACACTGGCAACATGTCCAATGTAAATGTGTTAGACAATTCTGTAAAGTTATCTACCGATGCCAAGCAAGAAGTCACGGTCGATCCAAGGACAGTTGGTTTGGGAAGTGTTGATGAAATGTCGATACAATATATCGCTACTAAAATGTCTTATGTTTTTACAGTACCCTGGTCGACATCCGATACTCCTCTCACAAAGTTGGCAACCATTGGTGTTACTCCTTTTATTTGGAGAGAAAATGTTGCTACGCTATCTTACACATTGCCCCCTTGTATGCATGCAGCAGCGCCTTTCCATTTTTGGAGAGGAACTATGAAATATAGATTTCAGATTGTTTCATCCAGCTTCCATCGAGGAAGATTGCGTATCTCATATGATCCCTACGATGCTAGTCCTGGAGCTCTTTCAACTCAGTTCTCAAGAGTTGTGGACATATCGCAAGAAAGAGATATAGTGATGGAAGTGGCATGGGGTGTTCAAATTCCTTATTTGTCTGCGAAGAATATGGGGACAGATGCCCCATCTTATGCTGTCGGGGTGAATTTGCCCCCTGATCCGACTCATTTTAATGGTCAATTGTCAATAAGTGTACAAAATGACTTGACAATACCAAACAGTACTGTCAATAACGACATAGAAATTTTGGTTTTCGTTTCAGCTGGAGATGACATTGAACTTCAATCCCCAAGTAGTACTTATTTGAACAATTATGTCTTTTCCCCCCCCGCAGTGGAAGTTGAGGAAGAGTCACGAGCTGTTTTAAGTCGTCCCGATGTTCTTGATAATCAGGGAGGTGAGGTTTTAAAAGATGAAAGTTGTTGTATGCCTGATGTGGAAGTAAATACGAACCTACATGTAGGTCCTTCCCAAGACGCTCCTGGACATATATCTGATATATGCTTTGGGGAGCGTATATTTTCCTTTAGGAGCCTTATTAAGAGATATGAGTTGCACGAGGTAATTGCTCCAGGAAATATAGCCTATAGAGCTTGGTATTCATATAAGCGACGTGGGGCTGCTTTTCCGTCCTTTAGGGGAAGGAACTTTCCCGGTCTTGCAACTGTTACCCCTTCCAATATTCCATATAATGCAGTGGCATCTACGATTCTCAATTGGTTATCCCCTGCTTATGTGGGTCGCAGAGGGGGGATTCGCATGAAATTTTTCCATAATGACTTTGTTCAAAGTGGAATTCAGTTGGCAGGATTGCATGGTGTTGTTCGAGAGGCAGCTTTAGAAGTATATGAGCAGTCTGCTCTTACTATGTTAGCTGCTACTAACCCCACTAAGAACCAGATCATGCACCATACTTCAATTTTGCCCATTGGTCATTCAGGCATGCAGTACCAACCTATTCGAACACAGCCAGCTATTGAGGTAGAAATACCTTTTGCCAATAATGTTCGTTTTATACCTGGATTTAAGAATTCTTCAACTAAAGTAAGCTCATTTGAACCATCTTATGAGTATCATGTTTACTCTACTGCACGTGGAGATGTTGAGTCTACAGTTATACTTAAATATATCGCAGCAGCTGATGACTTTTCCTTCTTTTTTTACATAGGTTGTCCACCTTTGTATTATGAACCTACATGGCCACCACCATATGTGCCACCCCCATAGACCTCGGTGACTGAGGTCGAGAGTGCTTCATAGCACTCGCTCTACTTGGTAATTACCAGAGATTATAGATTTAACTTTAATGATTTTTCCTGGTTACCAGGTTTTGCATTATAGTTACATCTTATTTGGTGATTTATCTGTAGAATGATGAGTCATTTTC